AAAACAAGCTAGTCTATAACTGGTTGCGGGCCCAAGAGTCGAACAAGGAACTGAGGATTATGAGTCCTCTGTGATACCATTTCACCAACCCGCCTTTTATTTAGTGGTGCGAGTAGACGGACTTGAACCGTCACGCCTTGCGGCGGCAGATTTTAAGTCTGCTGTGTATACCGATTTCACCATACTCGCATTGGTGCCCATGGACGGACTCGAACCGCCACGCTTTTGGCACTAGTTCCTAAGACTAGCGTGTCTACCATTTCACCACATGGGCATAAATATTTCTATGAAGTACAAATACTACGAAAAAACCTTTAACCGCTATGCTATCTATACAAGAGATATAGACAGTGAAGATTTTATTCCCTTATATAATGAATTTATCGATAAAGAATTCAAAGTTATAGAATGGGATATTTACGGTGACACTTTTGGTGCACCCTCTAGGAATCGAACCTAGTTCCTCGGTTCTTCAAACCGCTGCTATGACCACATCAGCTAAAGGTGCTTGGTGCATCGTGATGGATTCGAACCACCGACAACCTGCTTGTAAGGCAGGGATTCTACCACTGAACTAACGATGCATTGCTTGGGGTAACCTATGAGGATCGAACTCATACTTTCTCGGTCACAGCGAGAAGTGCAGACCACTACACTAAGGTTACCATTGAAACTATGCTGCTAAAACTTGCTTTAATCTATCTGCTGCATAAGAAGCCGCAAATGCTCTTGGTTTAACCATAGGTATCACATTACATGTACCACGAATATAACCAACTGCTTGTTGAATTACACAAGATGATCCATGCATTTCATTTGGGTTAATGTCTAAGTGTACTTCAACATAACGATCTTCTAAAACTTCAGCAAGATTTTGAAATAGCTCTGATACTTTATATACTTCATTCATCAATCGCATCGATGGACGATCCTTGCGTTGATCGTAATCTTTTTCTCTTGTGACTTCACCAAAGATTTTACATCCATGGCGACCATCTATGTGTACAACAATCGCTGTTGTATAATCTGCATACCAAACACCATTCATATTAAATCTTTCGGAGTCAGCACCAAGATAAATTTTAGTTTCAGGTGATTGTGCTAGGATGTAGTTTTTTACTTCCTCAAGATTTAATTTTTTCATTTTTTCTCCTTTTAGTTGTTGGCCCCGGAGGAGAGAATCGAACTCCCACTAACGGTTTTGGAGACCGCCGCACTGCCATTATACTACTCCGGGTTATTTTTAGGAATGTCTATTTCATTAGTAATATAATCACCACATTCATCACTAACTCTATTCATTTCTTTCAATGCATCAAGCACACAATCTTCTGTACTTAAAACATCTTGATAATTGTTTTTCTTAAAAATTTTATCCCAATTATCATCATATGTTTTTTGATCTACACTAAAAGGTCTAGGATTGCTTCCTTTACCACCATCTGACATGTTCACTCCTAATATATTGGTTGTCCCGACAAGAATTGAACTTGTAATGGTCGATTATCAATCGACAGTTATACCATTTAACTACAGGACAATTGGCCGGTCCTGAGAGAATCGAACTCCCGCCTGTAGGTCCGTAGCCTACCGTAATTATCCATTTTACTAAGGACCGTTTGGTGGTAATGGAGAGACTCGAACTCCCAACACACACCGTATGAAGGTGCTGCACTACCATTGTGCTACATTACCTATATTGGTCTGAGTGGAGAGGATCGAACTCCCGACCTCCTGCTCCCAAAGCAGGCATTCTACCAGGCTGAACTACACTCAGGAAAACTGGAGCGGGATATCAGAATCGAACTGATGACTCAAGCTTGGAAGGCTCTCGTTTTACCATTAAACTAATCCCGCATTACCTTAGTTGTGTTATCTGTACTATCTAACCATCTCACTAGTGATTGCCTAGGTCTAACTAGTTATTGAATGGCCTACATAACGGATTGAAATTTAGGCGCCTATCCTTCTGGGCTTACAAATAACACAACTAAGGTGTCTAGCTACTAATCCCCATTAGCCCTAGACTGAGTTGTTACCCTGTCCATCACATTTATTATAGCAAGGTGTGATACCCACTTACGATTTTTCTATCACCCATGTCAAGCGGGCTTTGAGGTCGTTGATCGTATGCACCCTGGCGTTGTGGTGAAGCCAATTTACCCCCATTAATTAACGCAGATGGGACTGCGGGGTTCTGGTGCCGATTGATGGAATCGAACCAACGATTGATGCTTACAAGGCAACTGTTATACCATTTAACTAAACCGGCTATAATCTTTCAATAATCTTTCTACCTGCTTGTTGTATAGTCTTTGTATTTCTTTCACCAAGAATCACTATTGTATATTTTTCGCCATGTTTTGTCAAGTACATTACTAGACATTTACCAGCAGCATTAGTGAATCCTGTTTTTGAAATTACAATTTCTTTATATTCTTTTAACAAATTAAAATTTGTATTGTTTACCGTTATCACTCTAGGTTTTCTTTTCTTTCTACTAATACTCTCAATACTAAAACTTTCTAATGCAGCCAACTCTCTCATGGTACTATAGTTGTACGCATATGTCAATAGAATTGACAAATCCTTTGCATTACTTAAATTATTTCTTCCTAAACCAGAAGGATCTTCATATGATGTATTTGTCATACCTAATACATTTGCTTTATGATTCATATTTGCAATGAATGAGATTCTACCACCTGGGTAACCTCTTGCTAAAGCTTCGGCTGCATTATTGTCACTTTTTACTAAAAGCAATTTTAATAATTGCTCTCTAGTCATTTCTTTTCTACCTGCAAAACCTCTATAAGGTATTTTTTCATTTAATGATGCACCACTTTCTATTACAACAATTGCAGTCATTAATTTTGTGACACTTGCAATCGGTCTAATTTTATCTGATGCATATTCTTCAATCACTTCATCCTTTGTTACATTATAAACATAAGTTGTTGCAGCGTTTACATTTAATGAGAATAATAAAAATAAAGTTAAAAATAATTGTTTCATTTAATTCTCTGTGTAATGTGTAAAGAAATATTTATGGTGGAGGATAGGAGATTCGAACTCCTGACTGAAGCTTGCAAAGCTACTGCGTTTCCAATTACGCCAATCCCCCGACCGCCTCACACGCTACTCTGGTGGGTGCTCTCCGATTCGAACAGAGAAGGTCTAAGACAAATGATTTACAGTCATCCCCCGATACCGTTACGGGACTAAACACCCTAAAACTTGGCTGTGGGCATTGGATTCGAACCAATCTATTTCTGATTAACAGTCAGACCCGCCTCACCTAGAACGGTAGCCCACAATAAACTATATTACATCTTGCCATTTTACGACAAGAGAAGTATCATAATTCTGATACTTATTTTTCTTTCTATTTTCTAAACATGGTAGATATTGCAAATTATCTGGATGATGTTTACCACCATCAGCAATTGCAATTATATGATCTACTTCATATCCTGTAGGACATTTTTTGTATATTTCTTTAATTAAGTTTTTATCTACATTTTCTGGTGTTGCATTATATTTTCTTGCTCTATATGCACTCACACCTAATTTATTTTTTAATTTTACATGTTCTTCTGGAAGTCTTCCTTTTTTATCCCAAAACTCTAAACTTTTTATTCGCTTCAATTCTTTCATTTCTTTAGAGTGTTTCCATCCTGGTGCACCTTTTGATGGATGTTCATTGTTCAATAAATATTTTTTCATAGAATCTGATTTTTTCAGTCTATCTTCAACTGTCCAAGTTCTACTATTAGCACAACTTCTGTTGCAAAACTTTCCAGATTTATCATGTTCTTTATTACATTTCGGACATATTTTCATTTTGTCTCCTTTTTGGCGACACTTAGGGAACTCGAATCCCTGACCTCTGCCGTGACAGGGCAGCGTTCTAACCAACTGAACTAAAGTGCCATATAGAAATATTCTGATACAAAATACTTTTATATGGTAGGTGCGGAGAATTTCGAAATCTCGACTTACCGGTTAAAAGCCGGTTACTCTGCCTCTGAGTTACGCACCCATTATCTTACCACTCTTGTCACTATCCATGACAGGTCTCCTTTAAAAAAATAATTAGTGCTTAGGCCACTTGTTTTCCAGGCAAGCCCCTATGCTGAGTTGTTACCCTGTCCATCTCTTTTATTCTGTGTCTGTGTGCAGAGAGATACTGCCTAGCAGTGCCTGAGGGGTTGCCTCGCTAACGGTTTGCTGCCACCGGGTCAGTTATCGTCGCCACACGCTACTTTATGGAAAGTAGTAACCGGAAACCATATAGAAACACTCTTATTCTCCACATCTTCTCGGTCATGACCCCGAGGTCTTGCTTCACAGAACCTGCGTCCAGTTTAGAGTGTTTTTATATGGTAGACCGTAGGAGAATCGAACTCCTCTTACTGCCGTGAAAGGGCAATGTCCTAACCGATAGACGAACGGTCCACTGAAACTCAAATTGTTAAAGAAACTCAACTACAGAAACATCATTGTACATTGGCTCAATCGTTTTGTCAAGCGTGTTGTACAAATACAACATGTTACTACTTTTGCAACTGGAGGTAAGGGTCGGATTTGAACCGACGGTTTTACAGTTTTGCAGACTGCTGCTTTGGGCCACTCAGCCACCTTACCTTTGTTCTGGTCCTTCGGTGTGGAGTCGAACCACATCCTGGGTCTTATCTGGACAAATGCTTATAAGGCATCCTGCTCTACCGTGAGCTACCGAAGGTCGTTTTTAAACACCCAATACAGGAGTAAATAAATGATAACGATTACTATCGCAGCCATTCATATGTACTCCTTTCTTAATCTGGCGGAGAGTATAGGATTCGAACCTATGCGTCACTTTCGCAACGACGGTTTAGCAAACCGCTCCTTTAACCACTCAGGCAACTCTCCATGTTCCATGATTAGCATGAACTGCAATTATGCTATCTTCACTTCTGTCAATCTGTTTGTGTGAAAAATACTTTATATTCTTTTTTGTCATTAACCATTTTGTCAAATAATTTACCATATAAGGATGTGAGTTATGTGTAGAAATAACATCCGGATCATCATCTGTTAGTGAGTGACAAAAATTAATATATTCTCCAGTCAAATTTGGTCGTGTAATAAAAACAAAATCATCAACTAAAGTTGTAACTAATCCTCTATTGTAAAAATAAACAGATTCTCTGTAAGGAAAAATCATATCTACTGGATAACAAAACCAATCATATACATAATCAAAATCTTTTTTCCACTTTATATCAAAGTGACTTACAATTCCTCCAAATTTATTTGCTATTCCATAACTTCCTAATTGAAGTTTTTGAAATAATGTTCCTTTTTCAAATTGTTCAATATATTCTGGTATATGTTCTTTTATATCTTCTTCTTTCCATATAATAAAATTATATGTTGGATTCAATGATTTGGCTTCTTCAAAATTTTTGATATATTCATCGGGTATTTTATCATTACCTATCCAAAAATAATGAACATAATCATTGAATCTTATCATGACTTTATTATTTTTCCAATAATAACAGCGAACATATAAAAAATAAACATCACAGCAGCCATAGTAAAACCCATTGCTATCCAATAGCCCAGTATTGTTAATAGTATGATTGCTGTATTCATTTCTTCTCCTATTTGGCGGAAGCGGTGAGATTCGAACTCACGGACCTTTTACAGTCGGCAGTTTTCAAGACTGCTGATTTAAACCACTCATCCACACTTCCTTAAAACTTGGCAGGGATACTAGGATTTGAACCTAGACTAACAGAGTCAAAGTCTGCGGTGCTGCCGTTACACTATATCCCAACAGTAAACAAAAAACCCCTAACTTTTGGCTAGGGGTCTTGTGTTTAGAGTTTAGCTTTCTAGTCTATACACGGACCCCGAGGGTAAACCATGACGCATCGCCGCAATTAATTGTGCGATACTCTGGTTGACTTGTTATGGGTTTATGTATGGACAACATTTCGTGCTTTCTAAGTAAATTTAATATTCTAAGAGTATATAGTAAACTTTTTGATTTGTCAAGGGTTTTTTTGTTGTTTTTTAACTAATTTTCCATCTTATCGGAATTGAAACTATTGGTTCAGCAGGATTCTTGAACTCCGTAAATACATTCCACAATTCATGCATCACAGTAAACCTATACAGCAATCCTTGTTCTCTACCATATGCATCTATTTCCCATGGGTGATCCCAATAGTCAACTTTTTCAGAATTAATCTTCTTATTCTTCCATCTAGTCAATCCATCGTCAGTTTCATTCATGATATATTGTTTGACATGTATCATCTCATGAGCCAAGGTTTCTAATATATTTCTTGCTCCTATTCCAGAATGTATTTCTATTAGAAATTGTCTAGGCTGTTTTCTGCTGTTAAACTTCTGGATACTTGCATATCCATATTCGTTTATTTTAGGATTAAACTTGATGGTAACTTTACAGTTATTACGGATTCTTGCACTAGGAACTAATTCTTTTGCAAAAAAAGAGGCTGCTTCGAGAACATATGGTCTGAAGTCTTTATCTGGACATTTTTTGATTCTGAATTGCATGGGTTTTCCTTTAGTTACCCTAAGCATCAGTATTTATATTCTAACCTCTCTCCGACCCTTCTGACGGCTCTGGTGTGTATATAATGTTCACACCACATCTTCTTAGAAACTGTAATCCATCAGTAGAACGGTATTCCTGAGCATAGTAAACAGTATTAATACCAGCAGTAAAAATCTGCTTGGCACAATCAATACATGGTGCATGAGTAAGAAACATGGTAGCATCTTTGCCAGATTCTGTGCTTTTTGCTAGTTTAGCTATGGCGTTAGCTTCAGCATGAATCACTTCTGGCTTAGTTTTTAGTGTTCCTTCTTCCGTAACATCTTCGCATATATTTGACCAACCTGGTGGCATACCATTATAGCCAATAGAGATAATCCTATCATCTTTGACAATGATGGCGCCGACATGTAGCCGCTTTGCTGGTGATAATTCAGCAAATCGTTTTGCTACATCCATGTATGCTCTAATATATTTTTGTTTCATATTTGTTGGTGGGCCGGGAGAGACTCGAACTCTCTGTCCCCCGATTATGAGTCGGACGCTTATACCAGTTAAGCTTCCGGCCCTACTTGGTCCGGCGTCCAGGACTCGAACCTGGATCAGAGGCTTAGAAGGCCACTGTACTATCCCTTGTACTAACGCCAGTTATTCTTCGTAGTTTATCTTATTAACGAATGAAAATTTCTTTTCGTTATCCCATTCTTTGAGATATTCATTGTCCATATCAAACATCTCAAGGTATTCTTGATCATCATTAAGTTCAGCAACAGACCAGATATTTTCATCTACATGATACTGAGAAAACTCTTTCAGTTTACCATCATTGCAAATAACTTCATCACATGCATGATCTGATTCTTTGGCTTCAACAACATAACGGTGTCGAAAAATACTCACAGTTTCAACCATGTATCTTTTCATACTAATTGTTCCTTATCTACATTAAACATGTCACGAACAATTTTATCTTTGATCATAGCAGGCACACTTTGATATGGCCACTCAAGCCAGAATGGACAACCATTCTCCCACTTGCTATTGCGAATAAAATAACCATATGCATCTAAGTCTTTTTTATTCTTAGGATTAAAAATTCTTCGGCTATACATTGCCTGTGATAATTTATTCAAAATCATTTGATATACTCCAAGTTGTCTTTACGCATATAAAAAACTTTGGGATGTTCACTTATTTCTCTAATGATAGGAAGAAATGTAACACCATCAATGTCCTTTGTGGGCCAATGAGAGTAGGTATAATAGACCTCATCAATGTGAAGTCGATTACGGACCTTTTGTAGAATTTCTTTGGGTTTTTGAACAGTTTTCTTCATGATGTATGTAGTATATCAAAGCAAATCTCAATTGTCAAGAGGTGGGGCATTGCACCCCACCATTATTGCCATTACTCAGATTTGGTATCTGTAGCGTCTTTAATTGCAATTTTCTTAACAGATTCTTGAGTTTGGTAAAGATTTTCTAGCCAAACTCTTAACATTCCGTTAACAATTTCTGCATCTTTGATTTCTACTTTGTCAGCAATAGTGAAGGTGCGTTGAAACGCACGATTAGCGATTCCTTTGAATAGGTAATCTTCTGCTTCGTTATCTTGAGAAGCACCCTTGATAACAAGCTTGTTTCCTTCTACGGTAACTTCAATATCAGATTTAGCAAAGCCAGCAACTGCCATTTCAATGACATACTTGTTGTCTTTTACTTTCTTGATATTATATGGTGGCCAGTTCGGAGCATTTTTTGCAATGTTGTTTGCGGTATCTTGAAGCTGATCAAATAGCTTGTCGAAACCAACAGTAAATGGCTCATAAGCTGAACGGGAAGGGAATAGATTAGCAAGAGTCATGAAAGTCTCCTTAGTTAAGCGAGTTAATAAAAGTGTAGACCCGAAAGGCATCTACACTCATATTTATATCACACTAAGGATTTTTTGTCAATCTTTTTTTGCTTTTTTACCAATATTGTATTTTGGTACTAGTTGCCATTCGTCTTTCTCACGGAAACCAATAATCTTGATTTGCGATAAGCTGACTTGTAGATCCTCTGCTTTTTTTGCATTTACAAGTTTTAAGAGTCCCCAATCTTCTAGTAGCAAAGCAATCGTATTCCTACGTGCCAGATCATTCTCCGTAATATCCGTAGGTTTGCCATCTAACGCAAACAATTCTTTGAAATGTACGATATAGTACTTTCCTTGCTTGTGTAGAATGTGGCAAGATTGATAGAGCAACTTTTCTTTTTTGGATGCAACACCAATACGAGTCAATGTTTCACGAATCTTCAGAAAATCATCTTTCTCATTTAGCGTCACTTCAACCATATCTTCTATACGAATCATTATTTCCTCACTCCGCCTTTATCTGTTTTTGTTTTTATATAAGCGATTTGTTCATCAGATAAGATCCGGAGAGCCTCTTTGGCTTTGCTATCAGAATACCCAAAATACTCTTTCACACAAGCAAGATTCTTATCTTCCTCAGACTTCTGCCACGGTTGAAACTTTCGTTTCATCTGCCTAATACTATTTAGAAGATAGTGATACTGTAGTTTTTTATCGACAAAATGAACCTGGTTTATCTGATTCGCATACGGAACACAGTCTAAATGATAGGATAGTGCCCGATTGACGATATACGAATTATAGTCTTTTTCATCATGTTCTTCTACCAAGACATTCTGCTTGGTCTGAAGAATCGATGGTACGATATCTTTGAATAGATCAGGCATTATACAAACTCACAATCTGCCATCAGTTCAATCAGACAGGCAACAAGATTGATTTCTTGGTCTGAAACAAAAGCAGATTGATACTGATATTTCGCCAGAATCAAGACAGTTTGAGGAATAGAACTAGGCTTCAAATAATCATACATGCTATCATAGAGCTTACGATAAACAAGTGTAGGATCATTATCTAGATTATTTGTAACCCATTTACGAGCAGAACCGAAATCTTTTTCTTTTAGTGCTGTGATCAGTTCTTTAGTTTGAATGTCCGAAACAGAAGCAAGAATGCCTTCATCAATAGTTCCAGATAC